CCCCCGACCGGATCGCAGCTACAGGCTGTCGGGCACCAGCGGCCTACAGATTGAGACGGGTTCTGGGCCTCTGGGGACTGGAACGGTTGAGGGCGGAAGCCGCATATTCCAATGGGGCTGGAACCCTGTTGGAGGCTCTTCATTTTTCACTGCCACTGAAACGCCAAACAACTTGGTTATCACAGTGAATTTGGGCACAATTACGGTTGCAACGACATAAGGAGTCGATGATGGACAGCATGAAGAAAATTGCCAAGGCCGAGGTCAAGGCTCACGAAAAGCGTATGCACAAAGGCATGAGGGCTGGTGGTAAGACCAACAGCGACATGCTCAAGTACGGGCGCAATATGGCCAAGGTCATTAACCAGCGCAACCCCGGTCGCAAGGGAGGCTGATATGAACACCGACGACTTCAAGTATTTCCCATCGGACACCAAAGACCCGATTGGAAAATACATTCAGCCCAAGGTGTATCCGTCTGTTGTGGTGGGTGAAGAGCCCGCCAAAGAGACGATGCGCAAGGCCAATGTGTCTGTTGCAAACGTCCGCAGCCAAGATTACGAGCCGACCAAAACCAGCGGCACGATGATGCGTGGTGGCGGCGCGGCAACCAAAGGCAAGGTATCTCGGGGCCCGATGGCATGAACTACGCTGCCCTGTCTGCCGCAATTCAGGATTACACCCAGAACTACGAAACGGAGTTCGTGGCGAATATCCCTGTCTTTGTCAGACAGGCAGAGCAGCGCATTTACAACACGGTGCAGTTTCCGTCACTTCGCAAGAATGTCACGGGCTCAGTTTCAGCAAACAACAAGTATTTGTCCTGCCCGGATGATTTCTTGTCCGTCTATTCCTTGGCTGTTGTGACCGGGGTTACGGGCGGCAACATCAATACCGGGTCGTACGAGTACCTGCTTAATAAGGATGTTAATTTCATCCGGCAGGCGTACCCAACTCCCAATGACACCGGGACTCCCAAGTACTACGCGCTGTTTGGCCCTACCGTGTCTGGGGCGGTCATTTCTGATGAGTTGAGCTTCATCCTTGGGCCCACCCCTGATGCGGCGTATGACGTTGAGTTGCATTATTACTACTACCCCGAGTCGATCACAGTTGCGGCTGATGGCCAGACTTGGCTCGGTGACAATTTTGACACTGTGCTGCTCTACGGCTCTTTGGTGGAGGCATACACGTTTATGAAGGGCGAGAATGACATGCTGGCCTTGTACGACGGCAAGTACAAAGAAGCTCTTGCTCTGGCTAAACGTCTGGGTGATGGTCTGGAGCGCAGCGATGCGTACAGGTCTGGTCAGTACCGTGTGGCGCCGTTGCCGCAGAATAATGGGGTGGCTTGATGGCCTTTACCGGCAACTACTCCTGCAACACGCTGCGGTCGGGGCTTGCCAACGGCACGATTAACTTCGCCTCGGACACGTTCTATCTGGCTCTGTATACCAACTCAGCCACGCTGGATCAAACCACGACCGCGTACACCACGACTGGAGAGGCGTCTGGTGGCAACTATGTCGCCGGGGGTTCGGTGGTGACCGCCACTATTGCAAGCCAAGACACAGCCAGCGGCAGCATCACCTACGTCAATTTTTCGTCTCCCGCATGGACAGGGGCGATAACTGCGCGGGGCGCATTGATCTACACGCCGGGTGATAACGGCGCTGTGTGCGTGTTGGACTTCGGGTCTGACAAAACTTCAACCACAACTTTCACCGTGCAGATGCCCGCAAACACCAGCACATCTGCTTTAATCCGACTTGTTTAAGGAGTCATCATGCAAAAGGAAATCTCAAATTTTGGCGACCGTGCAGAGGTGACGATGCAGTCGAATGTTGCCGGGTCCGAAACCGTTGGCATTGAAGGCTACTACCATGTAGTGTGCCGGGATGCTGACGGAAACCTCAAATGGGCGGAAGAGTTCCCCAATTTGGTCAATGCTATTGGTAAAGAGTTGATGCTGGACACCCTGCTGTCTGGTTCTTCCTACACCACCGTTGGCCCGTACCTCGGCTTGATTTCTGGCGCAAGCCCGACGTTCTCCGCATCTGACACTATGGCGTCTCACGGCGGTTGGACTGAGTTCACTAACTACACCGTTGGCGGCTCTGCTGTACGGGGCACGGCATCGTTTAGCGCGGCTACTTCGACGGGCACCACGCCAACCAACGTGACGACCAAGACCGCATCGGCTATTACCTACACCATCACTGGTGCGGGCGGTACGGTTGGTGGCTGCTTCTTGGTAACCGGCTCTGGCGCGTCTTCGACTCAAGGCAACACCTCTGGCACGTTGTACAGCGCAGGGGCATTTGCAACAGCCAAAGTCACGACAGCAGGCGATACCGTAAGCGTAACGTACAGCACGACTGCAACTTCTTGATAAGGAGTCTTAAATGGCTCTGGTCCTTGCAAACCGTGTCCAAGAATTGGCCACGGCGAATACCACTGTAAGCTTCACGCTCACGGGGGCGATTGCTGGCTTTCAGTCGTTCGCTGTAATCGGTGATACCAACACCACCTTCTATTCAGCCACTGATGGGTCTGGTAGTTGGGAGGTGGGCCTTGGCACGTATTCAACGACCGGACCAACGCTGACTCGCACGACGATCTATGCGTCGAGCAACTCAAATCTTGCAGTCACTTTCTCGGGCGCGGTCAACGTCTTTGTGACGTACCCATCGGGCCGGTCAGTCAATCTGGATGCAAGCGGCAACGTCTCTGCGCTGGGCACAGTATCTTCGGGCACATGGCAAGGCTCAACTGTTGGGGTCGCTTACGGCGGCACGGGTGTAACTGCTTCGTCTGGTGCCAACTCTGTGGTGCTACGCGATGCCAATTCAAACATCACCGTCAATCGGGTTAGTCAAGCCAACACCAGCACAACCGCAGCCGGGGGAACCACAGCCCTGACGGCGGCCTCAAGCTACATCCATACCCTTGTTGGAACAGGTGGGCAGACTTATACGCTGCCTGATGCCACCACACTGACAACTGGTGTGGCGTTTGTGTTCAACAACATGGCCACGGGCACTCTGACAGTTCAGAACTATGCCACTGGCTCTGTTGGAACAATCCCCGCTGGTGGAGCGGGCGCGGTTTTCTTGACGACAAACAGCACGACCGGCGGCACTTGGGATATCCACGCCTATCTGCCTGAGGGCGTCACGTTTGGCACGAACGCCTTTAACTTGGGCACATCGGTTATTTCTGGTGGTACTTGGCAGGGCGGCACAATCCAGCCCGGTTATGGTGGCACTGGCCTGACCACATTTGTCGGGGCAAATAACGCGCTGTATTCCACCGGGGCTAGTACTTTGACGGCGGGGACTTTGCCTGTTGCCGCTGGTGGAACCGGAGCCACGACCCTGACCGGGTATGTGTACGGCAACGGCACAGGGGCTATGACGGCTTCTACCAGCATTCCAAACTCAGCCACGACTGCTACCAGTGCAAATACTGCATCGGCCATTGTTGCTCGTGACGCTTCTGGCAATTTTAGTGCTGGCACCATCACAGCTACATTAAGTGGAACGGCAACGCAGGTATCCAACAATCTGACTCTTGCCACATCGGGCACGGGGCTTTCTGGCTCCGCCACATTTAATGGCTCTTCAGCCCAGACGTTTACCGTATCATCTAACGCTACTAATGCAAACACGGCCTCGACTATCGTTGCTCGTGACGCTTCAGGAAACTTTAGTGCCGGTACTATTACAGCATCTTTGACCGGAACTGCTTCATCTGCCACACAGTTGGCAACCGGCAGAACAATTGCTGCCACTGGGGATATCAGTTGGACGAGCGCATCGTTTAATGGGACAGCCAATGTCTCTGGTACAGCGACTATCCAACCAGCCGCAATCACAGGTCGAACCGAACTGACCTCTGGTCAAGTAGCCAGTGCAGATCAGTTGTTGATCTTGGATGTAACGGACAATTCACTTAAAAAAGCGACGATTGCAAACGCTGCTTTAGTAGGGCCCACGGGACCCACAGGAGCCCCCGGACCCACAGGCCCTACGGGAGCCCCCGGACCTACGGGGCCTACAGGGGCCCCCGGGCCTACGGGGCCAACTGGTGCGCCGGGGCCGACAGGCCCAACAGGAGCGACCGGCCCTACTGGCCCAACCGGGCCAACCGGGCCATCAACGCTAATTAACTGCACCAACACCACAACAAATACCACCTATTACCCGGTATTTGTGACGGCTGCTGGCTCTAACGTAACGCCGTTTATCAGGACAACAGCAACAGCGTTTTCATTTAATGCAAGTACGGGTGACTTGGTAGCTCCCGGCAATGTAACGGCTTACTCTGATGAGAATATAAAAACTGATTGGCGCGTGTTAAGCGATGACTTTATAGAGTTGCTTGCTGCTGTTAAAGCGGGCACATACACTCGTACTGACACTGGAGCAAGACAGGTTGGTGTCGGGGCGCAATCGCTTCAAAAATTCTTGCAAGAAGCGGTGATTGCAGATGAAAACGGAATGCTGTCGGTTGCTTACGGCAATGCCGCTTTGGCGGCTTGCGTCAAACTGGCCCAGCGCGTTTTGGAGCTTGAGGCCAAGTTGGAGGACAGGAAGTGAGTCATCTTCCGATTTGGTACATGGGGCAGCTTGGTCACGAGATGTGTGACCGGGTTGTGTCTGAACTATCTGTAATTGAGACCAAGACCGCCACGATGGGGGTTGATGGCTCAGAAACAGATGTGGCCATGCGCAAAACTCAGGTCCGGTTTGCTGATGCAGGGTATTGGCTTGAAGGTATCTTTGAGCGGTTTGCTGCCGAGGCCAACAAGCACTGCAAGTGGGAGTACCACCTCACGGGTGCGGAGCGGGTTCAGTTTGCAGAGTACGGCCCAGAGAACCACTACGGCTGGCATGTGGACACTTTCACGCTTTCTGGCAACCCGATAGACCGCAAGATCACTGTGATCTGCTTGCTCAATGATGAGTTTGATGGTGGCACGTTTGAGATACGGCTGTACTCTGACTACAAAGTTCCGCTGGTCAAGGGCTCCATGATTGCGTTTCCGTCCATCCTTGAGCACCGGGTTGTCCCCGTCATCGAGGGAACGCGTTATTCGGCTACCATGTGGTTCAATGGGCCAAGGTTTAGGTAGTCATGTTTGGAATATCAAGCTTCGCCCAAACCCCGTTTGCATCACTTGCAGGGTCGAGCTTTTCTTTTTCAATAACAGAAGACTTTGCTGCTGCGGATACCAGCACCCAAACATCAGCGTTTTTGCAGTCCATCACCGAGGCTATAACAGAAAACGAGATTGAGATCACGGGCAACGCGCTGTTTATTGCCACTATCAATGAGCCGTTTACAGCCGACGACGCCAGCACTCAAGCCTCGACGTTTCTGCAATCCATCAGCGAGAACTCCAACCCGGCGGATGTCGTAGCTATTTCTGCCCAGTTTGCCCAGTCAGTGGCTGAAGACACAAACCTTGCAGACACCCAGAACGTCTTCTTTGCCTTTGGACAGACTCGCACTGAGGACATCTTGGAGGTGGCTGACGCCAGTACGCAGCAGTCCAACTTCCTGCAAACAAGGACTGAGAACGCCAACTTGGCGGATGCATCGACGGTAACTGCGCAGTTTGCCCAGTCAATTTCAGAAGGCTTCACGCTGGCTGATGTGCCAACAATCGCCGCTCAGTTTGCCCAGTCTGTGACGGAAGGCTTGACGGCTCAGGATGCGGCAATCATCATCAGCATATTTACAGAAACTGTCATTGAAAATTTTGGTGTGGCTTCTGTGGAGTCGATTGTTGCTGGCTTTGTGGGCGCTGTGATCGAAAACCTGAGCCCCAACGACATCCGCACCGTGCAGGCCGGGTTCAACGTGGCAGTCGCTGAGAACGCAGCCTTGGCCGACAGCTTTGGAGTAGGTGGCTGGGTCAAGATCATCAGCACACAGACGCCCAACTGGGCCGGAATAGATGACAGCCAGAGCCCCAACTGGCAGAATATCAACAACTCCCAGTGAGGAATCGTTATGTCCACCTACTCCCCAAGCCTGCGAATTGAGCTTATCACTACGGGTGATCAGGCCGGTACGTGGGGCAACACGACCAACACCAACCTTGGAACTCTGATTGAGTCGTCTATCGCCGGGTACACCTCGGTTTCCGTGACTTCGGCCAACCAAGCGTTTACGGCACTCAACGGGGCACCGGATGAGGCTCGTCATATGACGATTGCCCTGACGACTACCACCAGCGCCAACTTTGCCGTTTACGCTCCACCGGCAGAGAAAACGTACGTCATCTACAACGCCAGCAGCTACACGGCCACCCTCTACAACTCGACAGTTATCGGCAACACAACCGCTGCGGGAGTTGGAGTAGCCATCCCCGCTGGCAAGACCGTCACTGTGTGGTCTGACGGCACCAACTTTGCGTTCCAAAACAACCACCTTTCCAGCCTGACATTGGCTACTGACCTTGCCGTGGCCGACGGCGGTACTGGTGCCTCGACTGCTTCTGGGGCTAGGACTAATCTTGGCCTTGTGATTGGCACCGATGTGCCGTCACCAACCGGCACCGGTGCCTCCGGGACTTGGGGTATCAATATTTCTGGCAATGCAGCAGGGTTGTCCGCAGTTTTGGCTGTAGCTTCCGGCGGCACGAACTCAACAGCCACGCCCACCGCAGGCGGTATCGCGTACGGCACCGGATCGGCTTATGCGTTTACGTCAGCAGGCACTTCGGGTCAGGTATTGACCAGTAACGGTTCTGGCGTACCAACATGGACAAGCGCAGCGGCCAATGTGTCTTCAATCTCGTTTGGTACGACCGGGCTTACGCCAAGCACCACTACCACGGGAGCAGTCACGGTTGCAGGTACGCTGAACGTGGCCAACGGTGGTACAGGCGCTACTACTGCGGCAAACGCTCGGACAAACCTTGGACTTGTGATTGGTACGGATGTCCCGTCACCCACTGGCACAGGCGCATCTGGGACTTGGGGCATCAATATATCTGGCAACGCGGCTACGGCTACAAACGCCACGAACGCCACAAATGCTACCAATGCCACGAACGCAACCAAACTGGCCACAACCAATTTCACCGTTGAAGAATCAGGCGGTAAATTGATTTTTAAATACGGCGCGACAACCATTGCATCCATGACTTCAGCAGGCGTATTCACTGCACTCAGTGATGTCGTCGGCGGCGGCACACCTTAAGGAGTAATCATGCCAACCACACTAAGAAACACCGATATTCTTTTTAATGACGGTACAACGCAAAGCACGGCGGCAACGGGCGTGCCATCAAGTTTTAGTGCTGTTGGCTCGGTTTTGTGGCTGGTAAATTGGTCTACTTCAAATTTGTTTCCCGGAAACACAGTTGCAGGATCATCTCTTTTGTATGTAACAGGGGGCACAAAAAGCAGCACATCTTTTATTCTTGAAGGTTCGCTGCCAGGGGGCACCATATACTCTCCCACTAATGTCATTCAGGGGGAAAGAAATGGAAATGTTGGGGCGTATCAACCATCTAACACATCGACCCTTTCCGGTACTTGGCGAGTTTTATCTGCTTGTACATCTCGCTCATCAACTTATGAGAGTAGTTATAACAGGACAAGTATAACCTATTCAAATATGCTAGTGCAAAGGGTTTCATGATGGAATACACATTTGTAAAAAATCCAAAGTGGACAAGAAACGGCGACATGATTGACTGTGTTGTAAATTTTGCGGGTATTGGCGAAGTTCCGTTTACAGCAAGTCCCAACGATTTGCCACATAGCGTAGAAATTTATAATCGCTGTGTGGCCGGAGATTTTGGCCCGATTAGTGATTATGTCCCTGCACATGATGAAGGCCCGCAAGAACCATCAAAAATTCCCGTTGATATGCAAATTCCGACAACTACATTGGGGGGCATCTTGTGACGTTAAAAATTAAAATTGGTTATGTCGCCAATTTATATTCTCGGATGATGCATTTTGAAAAAGCGGGCGACATTGAAATTGGTCATACGCATCAATTTGATCATTTGACATTACTTGCAAAAGGCAAGTTAAAGGTCACGGTTGAAGGCGTTTCCACAGAATTTACCGCGCCACACATGATTTACATTCACAAAGACAAAGTGCATGAATTGGAGGCGCTCACTGATGAAACAGTGGCTTATTGCATCCATGCACTGCGAGATAAAGACAACAACGAGATTTTAGACCCCTCTATGATCCCGGCAGGCGTTTCGGCGGCAACATGTTCTGCCCCGGTGGTAAAAGTGTAAACATGTTTGCAAAAGCAAACAGGAAAGGAAACAAATGAGCTACTCGCAAGTCAAAGACCCAGTTTGGGCAAATGCTGAAAATACGGCAATAAATTGCTCAGTTCTTTTCGACAATCAAACAGCTTTTTTGCCTTTTACTGCCGTGCCTAATGGCGAGCCTGCATACTGCGCTCAAATTTATACTGACTGCGTAGATGGCAAATACGGCCCGGTTGCGCCTTATGCGCCGCCTATACCGCCTGCGCCGGAAATTCCAACCGCAGAGCAAAACAAAAGCAAAGCGGTGCAGAGGTTGGCAGATACGGATTGGGTTAATCAACCGGACGTGATTGACCCCAATGTTAATCCGCACCTGCTCAATCATTCTGAATTTATCGCGTATCGTGCAGCGTTGCGAACAATCGCGGTAAACCCACAGCCGGGCGTTTTGGTTTGGCCTGCAAAGCCACAAGAGCAATGGTCAACGTGATTTGATAGACGGCTTTTTGTCTAGATAGCAGGCAATAGATGATCGACCCCATCACCGCCCTAGCCGCTGTTTCGTCGGCGGTGAACCTTGTAAAAAAGGCAGTCAAGACGGTTCAGGATGTGCAGTCGCTGGGCCCGGTGTTGGGGCAGTACTTCGATGCCAAGGCCCAGGCCATCGAGGTCGTCGAGAAGTCCAAGAGCGGAGAGTTCAAGGGGTCGGCGCTCGGCAAGGCGCTCGAACTAGAAATGGCGCTCGAACAAGCGCGCGAGTTCGAGGAGCAGGTGAAGATGCTCTTCTTCCAGTCCAACAAAATGGACGTTTGGATGCGGATCACGGCTCGGGCCAAGCAGATGGAGGCCGATGCGGCCAAGGCCGAGCGTAGACGCAAAGAGGCGCAGAAGCGCCGCCAGGCTGAGATCGACGACTTGATCTTGGTCAGCGTGGCCGTGGTGGCTACGGTCGTGGTCCTAGGGGTCACGTTTTACTTTGTGATGGATGCACTTCAAAGGCAGGTGTAATATGTTCCCACTCGCAGCGTTACTCGATGTCGGCGGCAAGCTGATTGACAAACTGATCCCTGATCCAGAGGCCAAGGCCAAGGCCCAGATGGACTTGGCCAAGATGGCACAGGATGGCGAATTGGCCAAAATGGCCAATGACACCAAGCTCTTTGAGATTGAGCACACCGGCATCACTGAGCGGTGGCGCTCTGACATGGGCAGTGATTCATGGCTGTCCAAGAACATCAGGCCGCTGGCCCTGATTGCCATCTTCATCGCCTATTTCCTGTTCACCGCCATGTCGGCCTTCGGATACAACGCACAGGAGTCCTACGTGCAGTTGCTGGGACAATGGGGTCAGATCATCTTCCTCGCCTATTTTGGCGGCAGGACGGTTGAGAAATTGGCCGACATGAAGTACACCAAGACGGAAAAAGACAAATGAAGCACAACTGGGAAGAGGCACTCAAGCACATCCTCAAGTGGGAAGGTGGCTATGTGAACCATCCGTCCGACCCGGGCGGCATGACTAATTTGGGGGTGACTAAGCGTGTCTGGGAAGAATGGACAGGAAAACCCGCAACTGAGCAGGATATGCGCGGACTCACCATCGAGATGGTCTCCCCCCTTTACAAGAAGCGTTATTGGGACGCTGTGCGTGGGGATGATCTTCCTTCTGGTGTGGATTTGTGCGTTTTTGATTGTGCC